TTCCCGGCCCTTTCTCCGCTTCCTTTCCTAGTTCATTGATGCCGCTAAAATCTCATCGTCTTTCTGTTCTTGCTCCGTCTTGATTTCGCCTGTTGCCGGGTCTACATTGTCCGGCACTGTTTCGGCTTCTGCGTCTATATAGTCCGTTTCATCCGGTTCGGCGGTCATATCCGGCGTGATGTTCTTCTTGATAGTGCCGTCTGCACTCATTTCCCGAACGAATTCGGTCTTTAGCGGTGCATATTTCAAGCATTTTTTGAGAACGGTCTTTTTCGCCATTTCGTCAAAATTTTTCGCCCAAGGACTGTAATTACTTCCGTATGCCTGGCTGTACTTCTTGGCGTGATTCTTTACGTCCTCGGCACTCATGACCTCGAATCCGTAACCGCCGTCTTTCGTGTGGAATACGGCATAATAGGCAATGACTGCCCCCCGGTTACTGGTAGCCGGTACATGCCGGAGTTTCGGTTCGAGCCCTAATTCGTATTCAAATTCGTCGTTCTCGTGTACCTCGTGTGCCTGTATATCCCGGACCTCGCCGCTCCGGTACGCTAAGTCGATTACACCTTTATATCCCAAAACAAAGGAGCATTCGAACGTGCCTTTGTTTTTATACGGAATTAAGTAAGCCTGACCGAGCGGCGTGTTCGGTTCTACGCCCAGTTGTGCCGCCTGCATCATCGCCCCTAGGAACGATTTCGGAGTGCATTGTTGCAGCTGCGGATTGCTACTCATCGCCGTAAGTACCATACGGGTGAATCTCTCACCCGTGATGACTGTCGGTAACGCCTTTTGTATTTGGTCGCCCATGCTTACGACGAGGTCTTTCATGCTCTTTACTCCGTCCGGTTTGTTGTTTGCTTTCGTTGTCATGATGCCGCCTTTTGTTGTTGCCATTGTGATATTCCTCCTTAAATTTTGAATACTCTAATCGGGTTGCCTTGCTTGCTGTACTTTTCGTATACGTCGGGCATTTCTGCTTTTAACTTCTTGCTGTCTACCGTGACCCGTCCGGCTTGCGTCTTCCATGTAACTTTACGCTCACCTGCATAAGCGATTTCGTGGTCGCCGAGCATCAGCTTGATGCCGTTCTTCTTGCTTTCGATTTGGTCCTTGATTCTATCGGCCGCCTCGTTCAGTTCATCGATTTCGGCGAGTAACTCGTCCGCTTCCTTCGGTAACGTGATGCTGTCGGTCACGCCTCCCGGAAATCGTTCGGCCAAGGCCTGGGAACAACTCTTCGAGCCGTCCACGTCCGGCATGATGCCGCCCTGTACGTTGTCTTCCCAAAATGCTTTTTCGGCTTCGATGAGTGCCGTTATATCGTCCTCGTTCCTGGGTATTTCTTTCCATACGAAGTGGTTACCCCCAATGAGGCACGCTATATACCACTTTTCGCATCCTGTAACCGCCATATAGTGTTGACATTGTAAGTAGTACCCGTCGGGGACGTTGTCGCCTTCCCACTCTTTGGCCTTGAATCCGTTGGCCGTCTTGCATTCCAGTCCGGCGTTTTCGCCTACGACCAGGCGGTCGACGTTAGCAAGCATGAATTCATGCGTAAGGCTCTGCATCATGCCGCATTTACGTACCTTCTTCCCGGTTAATTCGCAAAACCGGTCTGCTACGAGTTGCTCCAGGACGGTGCCCCAGTACACATACTCGTTATCGCTTATGTCTTCCGGTTCGACTTGTCTAGTCTTTTCAAGCCATAATTGATACGGGCTTTTCCACCGATTGAGTCCGGCTATGATAGCAGCGTCGCTACCGCCGATCCCGATGTTCCGAAGTTTTTCCCAGGCCTTTCTGTCTTTCATTTCCTCTACCGTCATGATAAGGTTTGCATTCATTGTGTTTTTTCTCCGTTTCTGCTACACTAGTAGCAATTTAAGTATTTGTTTTACTGTTGAAACCGCACCTGTTGCCGCAGATGCGGTTTTTTCTTTGCTATGTTTCGTGCCGTACTCATAGGATGATGATTGCCATCGCAATGATTAGGTATACCGTGAAGGCTCCGATGCCAATCTTTATGCCTTCTTTTAGCGTGACTTTGAAATCCTCCGAGTCTTCTTCAATAACCGGCATCGGCTCGGCGGCCTGTAGTTCGTAATATCTCCGGTTGATCCATGCAGCCGGAGCTGTGAGTTCTATTTGCTTTCTCATCCTCTATGCTCCTTTCAGGAATTTATTAACGAAATACAACTGCCCCTTGCCTGTGACCTTGACCGTCTTACTGATAGAAACGTGACCGTCGCTATGCGTAATGGCCGTTTCCTTAATACTGAACAGTTGCATTTCCATACTTCTCTGTGTCGGCATGTTGTAATCCGTACCTTTGCGGCAAATCAAATATCCATTCTCGCGCAGCCAGTTGAATAATCGATTCTGTCCGATGTCAATGCCGTTCTGATTAAGCAGCTTTGCTAATTCGCCAACCAAGATACTGCCGTGGCTCGCCGCGACTGAATCCGCAAACAATACTTTCGGTTTATCCGCTTCAATCTGTGCTTCTGCCGTTTTTCGTGCTTCTTGTTCAGTCTTGAGTTCTGTTGCTAATCTAATAAGAAAATCCGGTGACGTTAACGCCTGTTCTAACGTTTCCCCAGTCATATACGCTCCGTGCTTACGAATTGTCGGGATGACTTCGTGAGTTATCCAACGTTTGAACGCTTTCGCTGAAGGCTTTCGACTTGAAAGCACCAGGCTGTATAAGCCGTATTCATTAACAGCGGCCATTTGTTGCGTTCCCCCAAGGGTGTCCACTTCAACCGACCCCCTTTCATCACCGTCCAACCTGCTAACTGCATCTCGATGTTTTGTAATCCCCAGGCACTCGCAAACATCTTTTGCTACGAACCAAGGGGATCCTTTAATCATCATTGTCCGGACTTGTCCGAACTCCGTATTATTAAAAACTTGCAATTGATTCATCCTCTATGCTCCTTTTCTAAATTCTTGAATGGCTAATATCAATGTCAGTATCACTACTACCGCACTCGTTCCGATTGCCAAGACTTCCATGTGATTTGCTCCTTTCTGCCTTCCATGCCCAATATTCATCACTGTTCTCTCGAATCACCTGAAGTATGTACCAAGTTAAGTAATGCATTTGCTCACCTCTTTCCCACTAATTATCGAGTTGTTTTTGACACTTTTTGTGACATTGCTATTTAAAAAAAATATCCTCAACAGTCATTCCATAATACTTGGCAATTCTTTTTTTTACATCATCCCTAGGTGTCCGGTCTCCCAACTCATATGCGGTCAATGTAGAAGGTGCGACTTTAACCGCCAAAGAAACCTTTGCAATGGTTTCTTTCTTTTTCTGCCTCAGCCTTCTTAACCGTTTCCCGACTTCCATATCCTCAGCTCCTTTCTGTCACAATTTGTGACTAAATTTATTATAGTCTGGTTGGCGTTTTGTGTCAATATTAATTTACACTTTTCGTGACATCACATAGTGTGATATACTGTTCTCAGTTAAAGGGGGTTATTTTTATGGCTACGTTTGCGGACAGACTAAAAGTACTGAGGCAAGAACGAGAGTTGACCCAGGCAGAGCTGGCCGACAAGTTAAACATCGGACGGAGTGCGTTAGCTATGTATGAGTCGGGAAAGCGCATTCCAAAATATAAAACAATAGATGTCATTGCCGATTTTTTTAATGTCAGTGCCGATTATTTAAGAGGGAAAATTTCATCAAAACATGGATATGTTTTATCTTATAAAGAACAAGAAGAGTGGCTTAAGCGTGTGAAGGCAAAAGCGGCTAGAGAAGGGCATCCAATTCCTGACTTTATTCAAACACTCCCTGAATTATCGACATTCCTGGAAGGAACTAGGACTGTATCGTCTCCCGTTCACACTGGCATAAAAATCCCCGTCCTTGGTCGAGTTGTTGCCGGCGTTCCGCTTGAGGCGGTTGAAGAGATTCTCGACTACGAAGAAATTACACCGGATCTTGCGGCGACCGGTGATTTCTTTGCCTTGCAGATTCGGGGTCGGTCTATGGAGCCACGCATGCTTGAAGGTGACGTTGTTATCGTTCGTAAACAAGACGACGTTGAGTCTGGAGATATTGCAATCGTACTTGTTAATGGCGATGAAGCCACCGTTAAGAAGGTAAAAAAAATGTCCACTGGTATCACGCTTATTGCTACAAACATAAGTGTATATGAACCGCACTTTTACTCAAACGAAGAGATAGAAAAATTGCCTGTACAAATATTAGGAAAAGTCGTTGAGTTAAGAGGAAAATTTTAAAATATAAAAATATTTTAGGAGGTATTCAAATGTTTTGTGAACAATGTGGTAAACAAGTATCAGAAACGGCTAAATTTTGCTCTAATTGCGGAGCCCCTGTAGCTCGTGAACAGATGTGTGAAGAGGTGCAGATTGAACACCCCATAGACTCAACGCTATCTTCTTCTGCTAATTCTGAAAATGCCCTCGTTGAACAACCGAGTGCTGAAAAAACGTTGCCTGTTTACAACAAGGAAGCAAACGGCGTTACTTTCAATGCCTTTGAGGTTGCTTTAGAAACGGATCCCTGGCAAAAAGGAAGTGCCGGCACTCTCGCTTTTAGCCAAGCTGTCCGGAAGCTGACAGGGTGCGGAATTTTTAAGGCCGCCAAAATCACGGAACAAGTTCGCACTGACGAAACATTGAAGGCAATGGTAACCGCATATAAATCGGGTATGCCGGTATCATTTAATACCTCGAACGAACCCAAGGAGCCTATAGATGATGAGTTGCGTTGCCCTAAATGCCACTCAAAACACATTGAGTTCGACAAGAAAGGATTCCAAGCCGGAAAGGCTATTGTCGGTGGGTTGTTAACCAGTGGGATCGGTATTGCTGCCGGTTGGCATAACCGTAATAGACGAGTTGGCGTATGCTTGAAGTGTGGGCATCGTTGGAAATTATAGTGGTAGTTTCTATACCAAACACATAAATAGAAAGGAGGTTTGACGAAAGACCGGTTGCATGCTAGACTATGTGTATGGGATCTGGGGAGGCTATATTTTTATAGCTGCAACCTGGAAAGAGGCCGGTCCACATTATTTTGATGGGGCCTTTT